CAAGTTAGAAAAGGCAAATCGTGTTAAAAATTTCATGAATTACCAAATTACCTACAAAATGGAAGAATACGATCCTGAAATGGACCAATTATTGTTCTATTTACCGTTATCAGGTTCTGCATTTAAGAAAGTTTACTATGATCCTGCCGTTGGACGTGCGGTAGCGCGGTTTGTTAAAGCGGAAGATTTAGTTGTTCCGTATTACGCGGTTGATTTATTGACTTCGCCACGGATAACCCATGTTATTAATATGACCGAGAACGAATTACGCAAATTACAGATCTCTGGGTTCTATCGCGACGTTGAAATGAGTTCTCCTGAGAGCGGTACGGACACCACTGAGGTCGATGCCAAAATTGATGAACTCCAAGGGTTAAGTCGCACCATAAATGATGAAGAATACACGCTTTTGGAAATGCATGTGGACTTAGACATAGAAGGATACCAAGATACGGACGCAAATGGTGAAGAAACAGGGGTTGGGCTGCCGTATATTGTAACAATTTGCAAAGATAACAACGAAATACTCGCAATTCGTCCAAATTATAGCGAAAATGACCCAATGAAGAAGAAAATTGAGTATTTTACGCATTATAAGTTCCTTCCAGGACTTGGATTCTACGGATTTGGCTTAATTCACATGATGGGAGGGCTCACAAAGTCTGTAACTGCGATTTTACGACAATTAATTGACGCAGGGACCCTTTCTAACCTTCCCGCAGGCTTTAAATCCCGTGGATTGAATATTCAACGCAATGATGACCCCTTACAGCCTGGAGAATGGCGAGATGTTGACGCTCCAGGAGGAAAACTCCAAGATTCGTTTTTACCGTTGCCTTATAAGGAGCCAAGCGGCACTTTAACCACTTTATTGGGCGCTTTAGTTGATTCGGGCAAAAGATTCGCGGCTACAGTAGAAGATCCCACAGGAGATGGAAATTCCGAAGCTCCTGTTGGAACAACGGTGGCATTATTGGAAAAAGGGCAAAAAGTAATGTCCGCAATCCATAAAAGGTTGCATTATGCACAAAGATGCGAATTTAAGATTTTAAAACGGGTTTTTGGCGAATTTTTACCGCCAGAATACCCTTATCAAGTTCAAGGGGCTTCAGAAAACGTATTTAGGGAAGATTTCGATAATAGCGTTGATGTTATTCCAGTTAGTGACCCAAATATCTTTAGTATGACGCAAAGAATTACTTTAGCCCAAACACAGCTACAAATGGCACAAGCTGCTCCCGAATTGCACGATTTACGGGAAGCCTATCGTAAAATGTATCTTGCCTTAAATATTAAGGATATTGATTCTATTTTACCGCCAGAAGAAGAAATTCCGCCTAGAGATCCGATTAGTGAGCAAACAGCGGCATTAACAGGTGATCCGATAAAAGCCTACGAATTTCAAAACCAAGAAGCCTATATTGCTTCTCACAGCGCATTTTTGCAAAATCCGATGGCACAACAGAATCCAGCGGTTGTTCAAGCTATTAGTGCCAATATACAAGAACGGCAAGCCATGCTATACCGTTTACAAATAGAGCAAGCTCTTGGTCAGCCGTTACCACCACTAGATCAGCCTATGCCGCCTGAATTAATGAACGAAATTGCAATGGCAGCTGTTGCGGCTACACAACAAGTTACAGGTCAGGCACAAGCTATGATGCAGGCACAAATGATGGCGCAGCAAGATCCACAACGACAAATGTTCGAAGAACAATTACAACTAGAGCGTGATCAACTGATGCAAAAAGAACAAGAAGATATGCGAGATAAAGAAGTTGAAATGGCGAAAGCAGAATTAGACGCTCAAGTTAAGCGTGAGAAAATTGAAGCAGATGCCAGAAAAGAAGATACGAAAGCTGCAATTGATTTACAAGAATTAGAGCAAAAAACAAAATCTGATGCAGAAAAGAATTATACTGAGTTAGTTAAAACCGTTCGAGATACTCGAAAGCAAAATGGAGAAAAATAATGCGTGATTATTACGGAAACGATAAGTACCCATCTCCCTCTCCTAAGAAAACCAAGGCAGCGCCTAGTTTTCCTAGTATGAAAGATGATACTAAAACAAAGTCTGTAGAAGCAGGTGAATGCTTAGACGAACCTGAAAAGGCAAAAGTAAAAGCCGCCTATGGACAAACTAAAGGACTTCTTTGGTATAGATCCATTAAGTAATTAATGGACTATATTACAGCAACGGAGCATTTGCTCCGTAAAATCCGAGAGAGAAAAGAAGCTCTCTCGCAAACGCTAGCTGGCGGCGGTGTTGAGAACTTTGAACAATACCAAAGAGTAGTTGGCGAAATTGCAGGTTTGAGTTTCATTGAGCAGGAAATTCAAACCCTACATTCTAATATGGAGGATGCAAATGACTAAGACTGTTCCAGACCGAGTTGCGAATTTTGGTAGTGATAGTGAGCCGTTGATACAACCAACGCAAGAAATCACTCCTGAAAATCTAGACTCTCATGCAGACAAGTTACCCAAACCAACGGGTTATCGTGTCTTAATATTGCCTTTTACATTACCTGAAGTTACTAAGGGAGGTATTCATATAGCTAAAGCAACGCTTGATAAAGAACGTATTGCAACCGTTGTTGGTTATGTTGTTGCCATGGGACCAGATGCCTATGGCGATTTGAATAAGTTTCCTGAAGGACCTTGGTGTAAGGAAGGTGATTGGGTAATCTTTGGTAGATATGCAGGAGCCCGTTTTCAAATAGAAGGTGGCGATATGCGCCTTTTAAATGACGATGAAATCCTAGCTACTATAGAAGACCCAGAAGCAATTTTATCATAATTAAACCACATGGAGGAAACCATGCCAGAAGAAGCAGAAAAAATAGAATTAGAACTTCCCGAAGGGGAAGTTGACATTCATGATGCAGATGTTGACGATTCGATTAAAGACGAAGTCGTTGCAAAACCTGCAGAAGAAGTCAAAAAAGACGAGTTAGATGAAGTTAGTGATTCAGTACAAAAACGTATTGATAAGCTAACTTATAAAATGCGAGAAGCAGAAAGACAGCGAGATGAAGCTGTTAATTATGCACATAGCATTACTCAAACCAACACCGATTTAAAAGAAAAGTTAAAGAATTCCGATTCTTCCCTTTTCAAAGAGTACGACAATAGGGTACAATCGGACATTGAAAAAGCCAAAATACTTTTAAAAGAGGCACAAGATACAGGAGACGCAAATGCCGTTGCAGACGCAACTGAAAAACTTTCGAGAGCTAGTGCAGAAGCTGAAAACCTTAGACGGTTGGCAGCCCAGCAACAAATTCGAGAGAAAAGGCATGCACAACAAGTTTCTGAAGAAGCGTATCAGCCTACTTTACAACCTCAAACTGCGGAAATTGATCCAAAGGCTGAGGCTTGGGCTAAAAAGAATTCATGGTTTGGAGATGATCAAGCAATGACTTTTGCCGCTTTCGGAATACATAAAGAATTAGTTGAAGGAGGAGTTGATCCAGCTTCCGATATTTATTATGACGAAGTGGACCGTTTAATGCGAGAGAATTTCCCACACAAGTTTTCAGAAGAGCAAGCTGCCCCCGTGCAACAGGTTGCTGCCTCTAGCCGAGGGGCTAGTGGTAAAAAAGCCGCACGCAAAGTAAAACTGACACCTAGTCAAGTAGCAATTGCTAAACGACTAAACGTGCCACTTGAAGAATATGCCAAGCATATCGAAGGAGTATAAAATGACAGAAGAAGTTAAAAATCCCGAAGTCACATCAGATCGAAACTCACGGTCTGCCGAGACACGAGCCTCTCAAACTCGCAGAACCCCTTGGGCACCCCCGTCTATGTTAGACGCACCCGAACCTCCTCCTGGATATAAATTTAGGTGGATACGTGAAGCCACTAGAGGGCAAGACGACAAATCTAATATGTCTAAACGTATTAGAGAAGGATATGAGCCTGTGAGAGCAGAAGATTATCCTGAGTTCGAAGCGCCAACTATTGAAAGTGGTTCACAAAAAGGAGTCATTGGTGTCGGAGGATTAATTCTTGCTAAAGTTCCTGTTGAAACTGCCGACGAACGAAATGCTTATTTTGCTGATCAAGCAAAGTCAGCTATGGACGGTGTTGACAATAACTTTATGCGAGAAAGTGACCCTAGAATGCCTATTAAGGATAGCGATATCCAACGGTCTTCTAAGGTTGAATTTGGTAGTAGGAATAATTCCGACGATAAATAATAACTTGTATTAAATATAGAGGATTAAATTATGGCTAATACAGATAAACCCGATGGGTTTACTCCCGCATATCACATGTATGGTGGTGTTATTCGTCCTGCAAAAATGAGAATCGCGAGTGCTTACGGAACAGCTATTTATAGTGGCGACGTAGTTACTCTTTCAAGCGGTAAAGTTCAGCAAGCAGGAGCGACCGACACTCCTATAGGTGTGTTTTATGGGGTATATTATACGGCGTCTGATGGAACACCTACGTTTTCAAAAGTATGGACAGCAAGCACAGCAACTCAAGGTAGTGCGGATGCTGAGGCTTTGGTATATAACGATCCTGGAATCGTTTACGAAGCTCAATTTACTGCTGGTACGCCAGCCGTAAGTTTTATCGGCAATAAGTACACTCTTTCTACAACCGCAGGTAGTTCAACTACTGGTCGGTCTAAAGAAGGGGTTACAGCAACTACTTCAAGTGGTGTAGCTTTATGTGTTGGGTTCTCAACAGTACCAAGCAACTCGATAGGGGCTTATGCTAGAGGACTATTCACATTCCCTACAAGTACATTTGCAGTTTAATTAGGAGAGTAACACATGGCAATTAACAGAGCACAACTCGTAAAAGAGCTAGTTCCTGGACTTCATGCGCTCTTCGGATTAGAGTACGAACGGTACAATAACGAACACGAAGACATCTTCGACACCGAAAGTTCTGAAAGAGCTTTTGAGGAAGAAGTAATGTTGAGTGGATTCGGGGAAGCCCCAACTAAAGGGGAAGGCGCAGCTGTGATTTACGATACTGCACAAGAATCGTGGACTGCTCGTTATTCACATGAAACAATAGCACTAGCTTTTGCATTGACAGAAGAAGCAATCGAAGATAATCTCTACGATACGCTTTCTTCTCGATATACAAGAGCACTAGCGCGTTCGATGCAACAAACAAAGCAAGTTAAAGCGGCTAACGTTCTTAACAACGCTTTTAGTTCATCGTATCTCGGCGGAGATGGAAAAGAGCTTTGCGCTACAGACCATCCTACTGTTGCTAATGTTGACATGAAAAATGAGCTATCTACGGCAGCAGACCTTAATGAAACTTCATTAGAGCAAGCACTAATTGATATTGCTGCTTTCAAAGATGAAAGAAATCTTAAGGTTAATGCACAGGCTAGGAAATTAATAATTCCGCCTGCATTGCAGTTCGTAGCAGACAGACTTATGGAAACTCCAGGTCGTGTCGGTACTTCTGATAACGATATCAACGCTATCCGCAACATGGGAATGATTGCAGAAGGATACGTTGTTAATCATTATCTGACAGATACTGATGCATGGTTCATCAAAACTGATGTTCCTAACGGACTTAAACATTTCGTTAGAACCGCCGTATCTACCAGTATGGAAGGAGACTTCGAAACTGGTAACGTGCGATACAAAGCTAGAGAACGCTATAGCTTTGGCTGGAGTGACTGGAGAGGAATCTTTGGTTCACCAGGAGCATAAATTGAAGTTGTAATACACTTTATTACTCAGTATTACAAAGAAAGGGAACTTCGGTTCCCTTTCTTTTTTAAATTTAATGATATAGAATGAAACAATCTAGGGATAACTTGTCCTACAGACTGACCTAGCAGACTTGCCAAGACGGTAGGACTTATTTTTTCGGAGGAAAAATTATGGCGAAATCAACCTTTTCAGGTCCAGTTAGATCATTAGCTGGCTTCATCTCCGCAGGGAATGCTTGCCTTGTTAGTTTAACAGCTGACACATCACTTACGGTGGCTGCCCATGCAGGTAAGGTATTAACATGTAACGACGCAGATGGTAAATTTACTTTACCTTCTATTGTTGCGACTGCTCCTGGACGAGATGACGATCCAAACCAAACTAATAATCTGGGCGCTACTTTTACTTTTATAGTAGAAACTGCTGCAACAGATATGGACATATTAACCGACGGTACTGATAAATTTGTTGGCGGTCTTTACACTGGTAAAGATGACGCGACAGGTAAAACCTTTATCTCTGGCGCAAGCAATGACGTTATTACCATGAATGGAACAACTAAAGGCGGACTTGTAGGCAGTATTGTACAAGTTACTGCTATGGCTTCTGCTAAATATGCGGTTCAAGGAATCATATTAGGGTCAGGAACTATAGTAACTCCATTCGCTGACGCATAAGGAGTAAAGCATGGCTAATTCAGTCACAGGACCAACTAACCAGTTGGATGGTGAGAAAAAACTCATAGTCTATTGTTCTGTATATTCGGATGGAAGCGCTAGTAGTACAACTTTAGTAGACGTTTCAGCGTTGAATACTTCAACACTAAACGGCGAATCTTGTGCGCATGTTTCTTTAAATAAAATTTGGTACACCTGTAGTGGTGCTCCAGATGCTCCTGCGTCTCTCGATTGGGACGCGGATACTGATGTTACTTTTCTAACATTGGCTTACGATAACTCGTTTGACTTTAGTGATATTGGTGGTTTAAAGAATACTGCAGCTACAGGGTATACGGGAGACGTACTTTTAGTGATTCCATCTACCTCAGACGCAGGTAATGAATATACGGTTTGGTGCGAATTTTTGAAATATTATGAAGCCCCAGGATCATAGATCATGGCAACTTCAGGCACTCGTACATTTAGCTTAGATGTAGCGACCGCAATAGAGGAAGCATACGAACTTGCGGGTTTGGAAGCCCGCACGTCGTATGATGCAGTAACTGCTCGTCGTTCTATGAATATTATGTTTGCAGATTGGTCAAACAGAGGCGTTCAAATGTGGGAGATTAGCAAAGTAGAGCTAACCCTTACTGAAGGCGATAATGACTATTCCATTAATGCTTATGATATAGATATCTTAGATGCCTATATCCAAAGAACTGTTAATGATATAGTTACTGACTATCCTTTAGACAGAATAGATCGAAATGAATTTATAGGTATTCCAACAAAAGCTACTAAAGCTCGTCCTACTGAATTTTGGTTAGAGCGATTGAAAACTCCTGTTATTCATCTTTATCCAACGCCCGAGAATTCAACCGACAAACTCATTTACTATGTTTGGCAAAGAATTCAAGATTCTTCTGCTTCAATTAATGATGTTGATATACCTAGCCGTTTTATACCTCCTTTAGTTTCAGGGCTAGCGTATTATCTTTGTTTAAAAAAGAATATTCAAAAATTAGGAGTGATTAAGGAACAATACGAGCAAGACTTGATGAACGCTTTAAAATATGATGAAGACCGTTCTTCTACAAGACTTGTTCCTAGACATGAGTACGTTTAATGGCATATGCAAGTGGTAAATATGCTCAATTTATTTGCGACACGTGTGGTTGGGCTTTTCCCTATAAAACGGCAAAAATGACGTGGCAGGGGAATAGAGTTTGTGGAGAATGTTATGAGCCAAAACATCCGCAATTAGATCCGCCTAGTATCGGAGCGGATGCAGAAGCCTTATGGAAACCAAGACCAGAAGTATCAATGCCTCAGTCTCAATTAGGTTTAGTAACTACAACAGATCCTTCTGCCGCAGGAATGTCCTTTACGGATGACCCAATTGGTAGTAAATTTGAGGGAGAAGAAGGCACAGGTGCAGTGGGTGATTTAACAGTGAGTACAGGATAATGGCAGGATTTACATATAGTGGATTAAAAACAGCGATTGGTAATTATCTAAATGTTGATGAAACAACGTTTAATAATACGTTAAATACGTTTATCCAAACGACAGAAGAGCGAATTTTAAAAGCAGTACAGCTTCCTGTTTTTCGTAAGAACGTAACAGGAACCCTTACAGACGGCAATACTTATTTAAGCGCTCCTGATGATTTTCTATCTCCATATAGTTTGGCGGTTCTAGATTCGAGCAGTAATTATAGTTATTTGTTATTGAAGCACGTTTCCTGGATTCGAGATTACACTCCTGCAGCAGCAACTGAAGGGCAACCTCTTTACTATGCACAATTTGATGAAGATAGTTTTATTGTTGCTCCAACTCCTAATGCCAATCTCACTGTTGAACTACATTATTATTATCGTCCTAATTCTTTAACAACTGTTGGAGATGATAACCAAAGTTGGCTTTCTAAAAATGCTCCAAACGCTATGTTGTATGGGTGTTTAGTTGAAGGAGCCGTTTTCTTAAAAGCAATGCCAGAAACAATTACGTTATACGAAGGTAAGTTTCAAGAAGCACTAGGAATGCTGAAAGTTTTAGGTGAATTTAAAGACGTTCGAGACGAGGCTAGAAATGATCAAATGAAATTAATGGCGCAAACTCCTGATGTTTGAGAAGAAATTAAAAGGTAAAAAGATCGCTATTGTCTCTATGGGAAGGAGCCAATTAGATTACCATATGTCTATCAGCCACAGCCAAGAATACGATGAGGTCTGGGCGATTAATTCCATGTGTGCCGTTATTAAATGTGATCGTGTGTTTATGATGGATCCTGCTTCAAGATTTTTTGACACCTTTGATGCGGGTCCTCAAACCCAAGTAATGTGTAGAACACTTCCTAAACTGGAAATTCCTATATATTCATGTGAAAAAGATAATAGAGTTCCCGCTATTGAGTTATATCCTTTAAAAGAAGTGGTAAAAGAATTGGGGTGTGGATACCTTAATAATACTATTGCTTATGCTATTGCTTTTGCTGCTTTGAACAAAGTAGGTTCTATTAATATGTATGGTGCTGATTTTAGTTATAGCACTAATATTCATTTTGGGGAAATGGGAAGAGCGTGTTGTGAGTTTTGGTTAGCTAAATGTATGGATCTTGGAATTGATGTTTCAGTTGCGGCAAGTTCCTCTATGTTAGATACTAATGTTCCTGAAGAACAAAAATTATATGGATATCATCGATTAGATAATCCTCCTGTTATTTATATGAATAAAGGTGAGTTAGATGTCGCTAATTCTTCTGAAATTGAAAAGGAAGAAGTTATCAAAGGTTTTTCAGGAAGAACAGAACAAATTACTTTAGGTCCACCAGAACCAGAGGCGTATTAAATGGAAACAGATTCTTTTACAATCTCCATAGGAGATTTAGGTGTAAAAACCACAGAACATCGCGGACATACAGTTGAAGAAATGGCTGAAATGGCTACTAATAAATTAGTCTCAGTTGCTGATACTGCCCCCGCGCCCATTAAAGCACAGGCACACGCTTTTAAAAATTCGTGTCATTTTATTATTGCTCATTATATGCGTGAGGCGATTAAAAACCACATGTGTACAATAGGCAATCAACTAGAACAGCAAGGTCATAAAGATCTTGCGGAAATTATTAGGAGACTATAATGGCTATAACTCAGGCTATGTGTACTTCTTTCAAAAGTGAGCTTCTGCAAGCAGTACATAACTTTAAAGCGTCTGGAGGAAATTCTTTCAAGCTCGCTTTATATACTAGCTCTGCGACTATGAGCGCTTCTACTACAGCCTATAGCACAGGTCAAGAAGCATCAGGGACGAACTACACTGCAGGTGGAGCAGCTTTAACAAACGTCAACCCGACAACATCAGGAACAACTGCGTACACTGATTTTGCTGATTTAACTTTTGGAACAGCTACCATCACTGCAAGAGGTTGTATGATTTATAATGATACAGCTACTGGTGATCCAGCAGTTGCAGTGTTTGATTTCGGTGGCGATAAAACCAGCACCGCAGGTAGTTTTACAATATCTTTTCCAACCGCAGACGCAAGTAACGCTGTTATTAGAATAGCGTAAAGATAGCTAATGGCTGTCGGTTGGGGTCGTTCCACATGGGGTTCTGGCGCATGGGGTCAGCCTCATAATATGACCGTAAGCCTTACGGGGCTTGCGGGAACCACTGCGTTAGGAACGGAAACCGTTAGTTGTGATGCTAATGTTGCAGAAACTGGTGTCTATGCTACAGGCTCTATTGGTAGTTTAACTGTAACTGGTGTTGCTAATGTTACAGAAACAGGAGTAGCTGGAACAAGCGCACTAGGATCATTAAGCATCTCTGCGGATGCGAATGTCAGCGAAACTGGAGTAGCAGCAACTGGAGCTATAGGGTCTGAAACTGTTACGGGTGCTGCAAATGTAACTGTAACAGGATTAGCGGGAACCACCGCACTAGGAACCGAGACTGTAAGCGGTGATGCCAATGTTACGGAAACAGGTGTTGCTGGTACTAGCGCAATTGGTACAGTTGTTGCCAATGGTGTCGCTCTTGTTGGTGTTAGTGGTACCGCTTCTACCGTATCTCAAGGCG